GGGCAACTGGTTTATTTCCAACACCAGTGACAAAGCCACCAGCGGTTGTTCCAGAGAGCCAAACTGGGTCACCAGCAGTTGCTCCATTAGTATTAATATTTGTTACAAGACCGTTGTTTACACAATAGCCAATTCCGTTTACCTCAAGGTCTGTTTCTAGAAAACCAAGAACCTGTGAAGAAAATTGGTCAGTTGTTGCAAGTGCTTTGTCAACAAGAATATTAGTTCCGTTAGCACTCTTAGTGTAGACCACTGTTCCTTTAGAAAGTGTAACCCCAGAGTCATTTTTAACAAGATGCTTTACTGTAGATGTGGCAATAGATGTTTGGTCTACCCAAATAGTGTTATAGTCTGTTGCATCTACCTTGGATAAAATCTGTCCAGTAGTTCCTCCAGCAGCGACTCCTGGACCTGTTGGTCCTGTAGAGCCTTGAGGTCCTGTGGGACCAGTAACAGTGCTTGCAGCACCTGTTGGACCTGTTGGACCCTGTGGTCCTGTAGGACCAGTAGCCCCATCTGTACCATTAGTTCCGTTAGTTCCAGCAGGTCCTGTTGGTCCCTGTGTTCCTTGAGGTCCTGTAGGTCCAGTTGCTCCGTCAGAGCCATTTGTCCCATTAGTTCCAGCAGGTCCTGTCGGACCAGCAACAGTAGATGCTGCACCTGTTGGACCTGTTGGACCAGTTGAACCTTGAGGACCTGTAGAGCCTTGAGGTCCTGTTGGACCAGTGGCTCCTGGAAGACCAGTTCCAGTTGTCATTAGTGCTGCTGAGAAGAATGTTCCCTGACCACTAGAACTTCCGCCCCATCGAAGAGTCTGAGATGTAGTGTTTCCTGTGTAGGCAGTGAAGTCTACATAATCTGTGGAGCCATTTAGATATACCAACTTGGTAGAGTTTTGAAAAAGTCCTTCATTGGTGTTGGTTGGACTTTGGCTGATGGATACGGTGTTACCATTTTTACGGATTTGGATATTGGTCTGATTATTAGAAACTGCAGCAGTAGACCACCAAACTTGAAAAGTAATATTATAGTATCCAGCAATAGTTGGCAAGAACTTTTTATCAGTAGCGTTCCACCAGTCGTTAGGGTCAAAGTCGTCAACGAATGGGATTACTGTGTCAGTGTTTGCAGTTACAGTAAGGTCTCCAGTTAGTCTACCCTGAGAAACTGCATCTGTAGCAGAAATGTTTGCGGATGGTCCTGTAGGACCAGTAGCACCTGTAGGTCCTGTCGGACCTTGGCTTCCTGTAGGACCTGTAACAGTACTTGCAGCACCTGTTGGTCCAGTAGGACCAGTAGCACCATCTGCTCCATTAGTTCCATTTGTACCAGCAGTTCCTTGAGGTCCTGTAGGTCCAGTATCACCAGTTGCCCCTGTAGGTCCCTGTATTCCTTGCGAACCTGTTGGACCAATTGAGCCTTGTGGTCCTGTAGGACCTGTAGGACCCACGTTTCCTTGTGGTCCTGTTGGACCAGTGTCTCCAGTTAATCCTTGAGAACCAGCCTCTCCTTGAGGACCTTGGGAGCCTGTAGGTCCCTGAATTCCCTGTGGTCCTGTTGGACCAATTGAACCAGTTGGACCAGTAGCACCCTGAAGCCCAGTAGCACCTGTAGGTCCTTGAGGACCAACAATCTGACCTGCATCTGTCCAAGAAGAACCATTCCAAACATAAAGATTTCCATCAGCATCAACAATGTATGCGTCTCCTGATGTATTTCCAGATGATGGCAAGTTTCCTACTGTTGCAACTGAGCCTAAAAAGTTAATTGATGTACCCTGCGGTCCTGTGGCACCAGCACTTCCAGTTGGTCCCATTGGACCTGTTGCTCCTTGCAAACCTGTAGAACCAGTAGGTCCTGTTGGTCCTACTGCTCCATCATTACCCTGGATTCCTTGAGGACCTGTAGCACCAACTGCTCCTTGAGCACCTGTAGGACCCTGCACTCCTTGAGGTCCAGTAGGACCTACCGAACCTTGTGCACCTGTTGGACCTGTTGCTCCATCTGCTCCATTAGTTCCTGCTGTTCCTTGTGGTCCTGTTGGTCCCTGTGTTCCTTGAGGTCCTGTGGGACCAGTCGCACCTGTGGCTCCTGTAAGTCCAGTTGCTCCAGTTGGACCAGTGACTGTGCTTGCAGCACCAGTTGCACCAGTAGAACCTGTTGGTCCTTGTGAGCCTTGTGGACCTGTTGGACCTGTTGCTCCTGCTGGTCCTGTAGCACCTGTAGGTCCAGTAGCACCTGCGGTGCTTGCATATGGAAGGCTTGTCCAAGCAGTTGTTCCATCACCAATTTTAAACTTATTGGTATCTGACTCCCAGCCAATCTCTCCAGCAAGAAGCACAGGGTTTGCAGAAGTCCATTCTGCTGCTGTACCTCTTTTTTGCTGGATGATTATTGACATTTTTTAGTTAGAGTCTCCCAATGTTTTTAGTTCTTCAGAATATGTTGCAATTATCTGTTCCAAGAACTTTAGATTGTTTTCAATTTCTCCAGAAGCCTGAGCATTTGGCTCTGATTGAGAATCAATTACTCTCTTGTTGATTGTAAGTTGATATGCTTCTACAGCGAGTTGCTGAATTCTTTGTGTAACTACCGTTTTTCTTTCTTCAACGGTAAGTAGTGAGTTAAAATCAATAGACATAGTTTTTCACCTTTCAAGTGTATTAACATAATTATAGCATACCCAATAGTGACATTTAGGTTAATTCGTGGTATAATTTATATACGACACCCTTCAAAAAGGTGTTTTTCCATTAAGGAGGAAAATATGAATAATTCAAAAATCAAAAAATTACTCACTGTCGGAATACTAAGTTTCATGTTGTCTGGCTATCCAACCCCTATCGCTCAGGCAGATAAAGTACCCCAACAAATAATTAAAGAAAAAGGCTATGACCTTAGAAGCCAACTTATCAATAACGCTAAGTTGCTTAGAAATACAAGTAAAATGAAAGAAACCGTTCAAAAACTAATGAGGCGTGTTCACAAGACTTCTTATGTGTTTTCTGGTTCTAGTCCGTATGGATGGGACTGTTCTGGAATGGTTAAGTGGACATATGAGCAGTTTGGACTAGACATTCCACATTCTGCAAATAAGCAAGCCCATATCGGCAAAAGAGTTTCTGTTCCAAAACTAGGAGATATTGTTGTTATGGCTTATCGTGGCTCAACCAATTTTTACCACTCTGGTATTTATATTGGCAAGGGTAAAATAGTAAACTCTAATCGTTACTATGGAACTACAGTTATTGAACCATTAACTGATTACAAAAATAGTCAAATAAGATTTGTAAGAGTTATAAAGACTACTTAATTCCATATATGTACCAACTAGCACCTGGAACACCTGTTGAGGCAACCCAGGATATTGCTGTTATGGGACCATCTATAGAGTTATTTGTTCCATGTCCAAAACCACTAGAGTTTTGCCAAGAAACATGTTTTGGAACTAGATTGGCACTAGGTTCAAAGACATCGACATAAACCATTTTGCTACTTCCAAGGCTTCCGCCATTACCTATGTTGTATCCAGTTCCACTACTTGTTGAGGCAAGTGATGTACTTCCATAGTTGTTATATGTATAAGCATATCCAGAACCAGTACTATTAAATCTTATAGAAAATACTCCAGTTCCACCATTTGCACCTGTTTGAAAAACTATCTTTATTTGCTTGTATGCAGAAAAGTCACGACCACTCACAAGAGTTCCGCTTCCGCCTGATGCAGAGTATGTAATTGTTCCAGAATGCAAAAGTATGTGACCAGTATCTTCTTCGTATGTAATCTTTTTTCTAGTTGTTCCGCTTGGTGTAAAAAATAGGGATGTTCCATTATATTCCATTGAACCAGCAACTGCTGTTGTTAGGTTTGTTCCAGAAACAAATCTTAATGGTTCAACAGAACTAGTTCCAGTTGGGAGAGTAACTCTTCCAGTAAAAGTTGGTGATGCAATGTTTGATTTAAGTGCAAGACCAGTTTTGAGATAACCAACCAAAGAACTTGATGCTATTGCGGCATCGTTTGAGGGGTCGCCAGAAATACCATAACTTAGTAACTTTAAGGCTACCTGAATATCTGCTGCTTCAGTAAGTTCTGGAACAGTTAGTTGATAGGACGTGCTTGTGCCAACGGTAGTAGTCATACCCTAATTATAGCACAGGCTAGTCATTAAATAATTTAAACTTGTGAGATATGTAGGATGCAAGATTTATCTCTTTTTTGTTAACCTTATATGACCTAGATAACTTAAACAGTTTCATATTGTGCTTTGAAGATGCCATTATGTTAAAAGGCAGATAGCCCCAAACATTATGGTCTTTCAAAATACTGTTTGTCTTTATCTTTATTGCATCCGCTTTTTTACCGAAATAGTAAGCCCTGACCCACTTTTCTTTAAGGTAGTATTGAATCGCTAGATGTGTGTAAGTCTCTCTTGTTGGAAAAACAGTTAATGACTTCAAGAAGTATAGTGTTTTAAACCTTTTACTTAGAGTTCCCAAAACGGTGTAGGCTAAAGCAATGTCAACCTTGGATGCGTCCTTTTGCTTTATTAGTGATTTTAAGATATCGATTGCCTCGTCAATTCTTTTAAACTTTAGCAATTCTAGGATGTAGTATATAAAATATCTTGGATTCTTATATTCATAGTAAGCATCCTCTATCATTTGATTATACTGTTGACGAGACTTATCTGGGTCTGGATGATGAGACACTTCAAGTCCTTCACAAAACTCTACAGAAAATTGCTGTCTATTTGGAACCAGTACTTCGTGCATTAGATATTTCCATCTAAACCCATGTCTTTTGTGAATTCTATTATTAATAAAAGTTTGGTCTGGAGTTTTTTCGTCTGCATCTTTATACGTTAGGTTAAATCTATAACTAACTTGGTCCGAAGTCATCTGTTCAAGATGTTCACGCCATCCTTCAGAAAGTGTTTCATCCATATCCATAGAAACACAATAATCGATATCATCTGGTATCAAGGCTAGGGCGGCATTACGAGCATCGTCAAAACGCCAAGGCTTGACAGAAATATCCACAACCTTGATTCCTAGTTTCTTAGCAATACTTCTAGTCTTGTCTGTTGAGCCTGTGTCAGCAATCAATAAGTAATCTGCTTCTTTAGCAGACTCATACCAACGCTCTACGAATTTTTCTTCGTTAAGGGCAATTGTGTATACCGCAATTTTCATGTTTCATCTTTCATGTAGTGCACTAAATTATTCTTGAGTCTTTCGTTTGCTGGCTCTAGTTCGAGTGCCTTTTGTCCGTAAGATACTGCAAGTTTTGTCTTTTTTAAATTATAGCATGATATCGAGGCTAGGTCATATGGTAATGCACCCCAAGCAAAATCTTCGCAAAGATAATCTAGTGGCTTGTCTTTTATCTCTAGAGCCTTTTCTGCATATTTTAAAGTATTCTGCCAGTCTTCGTTTTTATAATAGTGAAAAGCAATGTCTAGATAAGTCTCTCTTCTAGAACCATCTTCCTGCAATGATTTTGTCAGATAGTCTAGTTGTTTTTCTGGAACACACTCAGCAAGATATCTGTAGGCTCTTGCCCTTTCTGCTTTCCACAATGCCTTTGGCAAACTTAGGTATCTGTGAAATTCTTCTGCTGCTTCGACTAGCATATTGTTAAAGAATAATTCTCTGGCGTAGTAAAAACTATTTCTATCATCTTGTGGGTCTTCTTGTACAGACAAAGCCAGTAGTGGAAAATACTGTCCCCTAGACTTTGTGTTATCTGGATAGTGGTGGATTTCTAAATCTAACCATCCCTGTGTCTCTTCACCTTTCCAAGATGTGATTACTTCGTGAACTGGGTGCTTCCATCGATAACCTTTTCTAGAATGAATCTTGTCGCCACCATACTGCAAACCTGGCTGACCATCTTCCTTCCAAGACCATGTGTACTTATATCTTGGTCTTGTCCACTTCTGTTCGTATGCTTTTTTTAATTCTTGCTTCCATCCTGGTACTAAAACTTCATCCATATCTAAAGCAATGCAGTAGTCAATGTCTTCTGGGATTGCTGCCAGAGATGCATTGCGAGCATCATCAAATCTCCAAGGTGTTACTGAAATTGCAACAACGTTAATGCCTAACTTCTTAGCAATACTAACAGTCTTATCCTTAGAGCCTGTATCTGCTATCAGTAGGTAGTCTGCTTCTTTTGCTGACTCAAACCATCTCTTGACAAACTGTTCTTCATTAAGTGCAATTGCATACACAGCAACTTTCATTATTTATTTTCCTTTGCCTTTTCATACAATTCTAACATAGGCTCTCCCCATGCATCATTATCTTTAAATATATCAACAGTGATTTCTTTTACCTCCAAAGCCTTTTCACACCACACAAAACATTCTTCCCATCTTTCTTGTTCACCATACCATTTAGCAATGTAGTAGTATGGCTCACGTCTATCTGGTACTTCACCTAGGCAGCACAAGATGTATTCCCCAAACTTTTCTGGAATAATTCTAGAGAGTATTCTGTAAACGTGAGCGGAATCAGAATTGCTAAATCCTGGAATCTCTAACATCTTAAGATAATATTCTTCAGCCTCTTCAAATCTTTCCATAGACACTAATGCATCCGTGTAGTATTTATAATATCTAGCAATTGTAGGATTCTCATCTAATGCCGCCTTGATTAAATCTAGATATTGGTTTCTTGGCTTATCACGATTTGGCATATGCGTTACTTCAATCATGTTGCAGAATTGAATATCTGGAAGAGTTCTATCTTGAACAATGCCTTCATGCATCAGGAACTTCCAGCGGTATCCGTGACGAGAATGAATGCGATTATTTACAAAACTATATTCTGCATGGTCATTATTGAAAACATAAGTAATTTGATTACCAGTCATCTTTTCAAGTTCTTCTCTCCAGCCTTCGGAGATTACCTCATCCATGTCAAGGGATACGCACATGTCGATATCGTCTGGAATAAGGGCTAAGGCTGCGTTTCTGGCATCATCAAATCTAAATGGCTTGATTGATATATTGAAAACATTGATACCTAATGACTTTGCAATCTCAACGGTGCGGTCAGTAGAACCAGTATCCGCAATCAGAATGTAGTCAGCATCCTTGACAGAGTTGTACCATCTTTCGACAAATTCTTCTTCATTTAGTGCAATTGTGTAAACTGCTATCTTCATATCTCTCTCTTCTTAGATAAATATTATATCAGACTATTGTTCCGCAATCAATGTTACCCAGCGATATGGTGTTTGTCTCTGCGTCATAAATCAATGGGCTGATTGCTGTAACTATTCCAGAAGGTCCTGTCGCACCTGGAATACCCTGAGAACCAGTGGCACCAGTAGGTCCTGTTGCTCCAGTAGGACCCTGAATACCATCATAGCCTGTTGGTCCTCTTTCTCCAGTTGGTCCTTGAGGTCCAACGTTTCCTTGAATACCTTGTGGTCCAGTATCTCCTTGAGAACCCTTTGGACCTGTAGGTCCTTGAGGACCTGTAGCCCCTGTAGGACCTGTAACATTGCTAACTGGACCTGTTGGACCAGTTGGTCCTGTAACTGTACTTGCGGCTCCTGTAGGACCAGTCGGACCTGTAGGTCCTTGAATACCTTGACTTCCTGTAGGACCTGTGACATTCGATGCAGCACCCTGCGGTCCAGTAGGACCTGTTGGTCCTGTTTGTCCCATTGGTCCTGTAACTGTGCTTGCAGCACCAGTTGGACCTGTCGGACCTGTTGGACCTAAACTTCCTGTTGGTCCTTGAGAACCTGTGGGACCTGTAGGTCCAGTAACGCCCTGGATACCTTGAAGCCCTCTAGGACCTGTTTCTCCTGTTGCACCTTGAATACCTTGATTTCCTTGAACACCCTGAGCACCTACTTCACCCTGAGCACCCCTAGGACCTGTTGGACCTTGAGGTCCTGTAGGACCAGTGGAGCCTTGAATACCTTGTGGACCTGTAGCACCTTGGATACCTTGTGCTCCTGTTGGTCCTGTTACATTACTTGCTGCTCCTGTTGCTCCAGTAGGTCCAGTTGGACCGATTGCTCCAGAAGCACCTGCTGCACCTGTAGCCCCAGTTGGTCCTGTGGGACCAGTAAGTCCGTCAGCACCTGTGCTTCCTGTTGGTCCCTGAATACCTGTTGGTCCTGTAGAGCCAGTTGCTCCTGTAATTCCTTGTGGACCTGTAGGTCCTGTTGGACCTGTTGCACCAGCAAGTCCTTGTGTTCCTGGAAATGGCAATATCTTCAAAACTGTTTGTGCGTCAGGTGAGTTTGAAACTATCTTTACTTTTGGGGTAGATGCGGCAACAACCTTTACCGTTGGACTATTCAGGGTAACGAGTTTGACTTTTGGATTGGTAGAGCCTTGGTTAACGACAACTACACTAGAGGTTGCTGGTGTGCTGGTTATTTTTAAAACAGACATTATGGGGCTGGGTTTAGAGATACGTCAGCGAGAACAACGATACTGCCTAGAATTGGTGTCCAAATGGTTGTGCCAATGGTCACTTGTAGGTCAAAGGAAAGTTCGGCTACGACAGATTTGTTGCCAGTACCCCATGTTCTTGTTAGTGTAGCAGGTGCGGTAATATCAACATATCCAGAACCAGCAGTTGTCGTTAATAGGTCATAGGCACCGTCTTGTGGGTCATACGCAGAACTCTTAAATGTCCATGTGCTGACGTTCTGCAGGGCAGTTTCGGTATCATTCCAAAATTCAATGCGAAGTGTTGCGGTATCACCACGAACAACAGTCCATTTAATATTAGTAGGATTGGCACCAAAGGTATCAGAGGATAAGGAATTCATAATTACATTATACAGGATAAATAAGAAATCAGTGCCTGAAGTGGGTATGAGAGAGAGTATCAGACACTGATTCCTATATGATAGATTATATCAGTTAATGGGTTTTTTATTTTCTATTTGACAAATCACAGAAAGTGTGATACCCTCTTATCTATAGAGATAAGGGCTATATATATTATATATTTATATATTAGTATATAGTATAGTTTATATATATTATATTAATAATCAAAGTTCGGTTTTTTCTGATTTCTTATTCTTTTGTGTTCTGACACCTTCGTTTATAAGAACGTTATAAAGGTTATCAATCTTTTCTTCTAGTTTGTGAGACTTTTCTTCTAGTCTGTTAACCTGGTCTTTTATTGATGACCCATGATTAGGTCTAAGTTCTGCTAGGTCTTCTTTGAGTTCGGTTGATAGGGTCTTGATTTCCGCTTGAACGAACCATCTGATTCCGCCAACGGTAATGGCAACAATGGATAATGCGGTTAGTACTAATCCTGCCCAATCTGAAACTGTCATAATATAAATAATTATACACTCGGTTTTAAGTGTTTTCGATTTTTTAAAACGGTCGGAAATAGAGTACCCAAACCCACCATAATGCCAGTATGCAACGAAGTTGCCAGATAGGGCAAATAAGGGTTTAAATGCCCCATAGAGACGATAACAGGTATGCTTCCTAACACACATACCCCCAAAATGTGATATACTATAAATCTACCGAAAGAGAGAGACTTATGGAAGACAAAGTTCCTTACATTAAGCACTACGAATCAAAAGAATATCTTGAATCATGCATTGCAGCACAAATGAATTCAAAAGAAATAGCACGTCAGACGAAAGTGTCGTATAAACTTATTAACTATTGGCTGATAAAGCATGGATTGCTTCGCAATACCCCAGACGTTAGGCTACCATAACATGGAAATCGTTATCATTTTGTTATCTATATCACTTGTTACCTTTATAGGTGCATATATTCATCATCAATTCAAGTTCAGAGATACCCCAGACAAATTACATCACTGCAAAGTACCATACGAAATGTATTTTCATTCAAAAGGAGACTGGCAATGTCGCAAATGTAAGCAATATTGGTATGTCAAACACGACAGATGGGGAACATACTTCGTCAAAAGACAGTAGGGTCTTTCTATACCCTCGAAATCTGAAAAATTTTTTAAAAACCATAATTGACAAAATCTGAATATTTTGTAAAGATGTATGATACAGGGTCTACACACACAAAATAAACAAATAATAGTGAGCACACTACACACCGCCCTAATGTACTTATATTTATAACAGATTGATAACATAATGCGACACACCCTAGATACCCCTTGTAATGTCAGTCATATCTGCTATTGTATAACTATACAAAGAAAGGTATACAAAATGACTAAAGAACTAAAGGCACTAGTAAAGGCAGAAAAGGCTTACGCTAAGGCAAGCAAGAAACTAAGCAAGACATCAACAATTATGGCTTCTTTTGAAAAGATGGAAGCATACAACAATCTAGTAAATGCTAGACTTGCTTACAATGTCAGTGCCATAGTGTAATGTATAACTATACAAAGAAAGGTAATTCAAATGTTCAGTTTCAAGAAGTCAGTTTCAGCAGAGGTAGTTTGTAAGGAATGCCAGAAGTCAGTTCCAGTTCACCAGTTCAATCTTGTCTATAAGGTTTGTGGTTTCTGCTGTGCTGAACTGCTAGGCTAATGTCAGTCCCCTACTATAAACTAATAACATCTAAAGAAAAGGAAATTCAAATGACATCAGTATTCGCAATCGCAGAACAGTATGAAGGTATCTACACAACACTAGGAGTGTTCACTACTAAGGAGTTGGCACAGTCAGCGTTAGATAACTACCTTGCTGAATTCACAGACCTAGACACAAGAACACTTATGGCTAAGGGTATGTATGTAGAAGAACTAACACTACACGCTTAGGCGTGTCGCACTTGACATACCGCCCAGAGATGGGTCGGCAAAATTCGAACAGATGTTCGTTTATAACGAATAGATAACTTTCCCGAAATTGGCGTGTCTATGTCTTGCAATGTCAGTCCCCTATGGTAATGTATAACTATACAAAGAAAGGTATACAAAATGTTCAGAAACGAAAACGAAACACTAGCAGTTGCTCACCTATGGGCTATTGAAGTTCCATACGAGGGCGTTTGGTCTTCATTTGGTCTATACGCTACTCAAGAGCAAGCACAGGCAGTCATTGACGCTGATGACTTCCTAAACGGACACGCTTACGCTGTCCCTATGGCATTGCCTACTCTGTAATATCAGTGCCTACTGCTATACTATAACTACCTAAAAGAAAGATAAACTAAATGACTAAGACACAACTAATCACACTTCGTATCGCAGTAGCAGTTATGCTTCTGTCTATACCTGCTACCTTTGCCCTTGCTTACTTCTCCTACTATGTTTGGAGATAAGTAATGGAAGCGTTCATCATCACAATAGCCCTTATGGTCATCGTCTATCTACTAGGAGAATAATGTCTGCTACATACTCAAAGACCTTTGCTTGTTATCGTTGCTCATCTATCTCTTTGGTTCAGGTAGTAGATGGCAGGATAAAGATTTATAGTTGTAGGTGTGTCGCTACTTGACACGCTACCCCGAAAGGTGGTCGGCACCTGTGGATAACTCTGTGGATAGTTGTTTACCTAGTTAAGTTTAGGTTAACAATTTCCCAAAACACCCCCAAAACACCCTCTAATGTCAGTGGTAGGTGTTAGAGTAGTTATAGTCAAAAGAAAGGACAAACTAAATGAACGAATACCAAAAGGCTATGGCAATAGTAAACAAGTATGCTAAGGCAGGTGTGCCTCTAACTAAGGCAGAGCAGACCCTAATTGCTCACCTAAAAGCCAAATATAACAAATAGATAACGAAATCCCAAAACACCCTAAAAAGTGGCTCCAATGTCAGTGGTAGGGTGTAGAGTAATAATAGATAAAAGAAAGGTAAGTCCCAATGACTAACTACGAAATGAAAGCAAGATACAACGAACTAATGCGTATCGCTGAAAGTGATGTAATGACTGCTGGTGAGTTTGATGAACTACAAGCGTTATTCACAAAACTAAATAAATAAATAATCTTGGTTATTTAGTGAGCCTGATTAGGTGAGCCTAGAAATAGCAAATAAACTAATCAGCAAATAAATAAATAACCCCAACACCAAAAATAAAATTACTAATAAAAAAAGAAATGAGAAATAAATATGAATAAATATGTTGCTGATTGTCCAAAATGCGGTCTTACCTTTGAAGGTGATGCTAAATATTTTAGATATGACCTAAAAGAAAAATGCTTTGATGGCATTACCGAATTAGTAGATTTCAGAATTGCTGGTGAGCAAAAACCAGATAAAGAAATTGCTAAGTTAGTTAGTGATACACTTGCTAAAATACAAATTGACAGCAAGAAAAAAATTGCTGATGAAATTGCTAAGTTTATCGCTACTAGAGATAACAAATAATTTGTGGCGTGTCTTCTTGACACACCCCCAAATTTTTGCCGACCACGCCTTGCCGCAAAAGTCAATACGACACGCCAATAAATTTCCCAAAATTAACCTAATTAATTCTTTTAGAAATGTGTCGCAAATGCTAGTCAATGTCAGTGGTTAGGTGTACACTATAAGTAAGTCAAAAGAAATGGAAAATAAAATGAACAACAGAGAAATCCTAGAACACAAGTTCCTTGCTAACGCCCTAGACGCTTACAACACTAGACACAACCCTAGTGAACCTGTTGAGAGTTGGGATAGAAACTTTAGAGCATACTTGGCAACAATTCTGATGAACGAAGTTTCAGATGAAAGCCTAAAGTCTTGGACACACTTTTGGGAAAAGGTGAACGCCTAAATGTCAGTGGTCAGTAGTAAAATAAATAAACAACCAAAAGAAATGGAAAATAATCAAATGACTAAAATCGCCCTTGTAATCTCTAACCTAGTCCTATCTATGTTTGCTTTTGCTCTTGGCAACGCTTATCACTACACAGCAGTTATCACAGATAACACAGATGACCACATCAGGTCTGCTATCTGGAACTTTATTGGTATTCAGTTTGTATTTGTTTCAATAGTGTTGGCGTTGGTGTTTATCATCAGGTCTAGGCAACGCTAGACAAAATAATTTTGTGGTGTGTCGCTACTTGACATACCGCAGAATTTTTGCCGACCCCCGAACATCTGTTCGAATTAAGTTAGGGCGTGTCGTTCCCCTGAATGTCAGTGGTAGGGTGTAAGTTATAACTATGAATACTTCAGTATGTTTCCTTTGCTCAGTCGCTACTCCTGCTCACCTTGTCGTAATCACTAATGGCAATGTGTTCCGTTCCTGCGAGGCGTGTCTAACCTCCTACCCTGACCACCTTGTAGATACTACTATCGCTCTACCCTAACCCCTAACGAAAGGTATCACCCTATGTTCCTATGTGGCTGCTGTGACTTATATCCTGTAGACTTCTTCGCAGGAGTCTGCTCCAACTGCGATGCTGAGTTTTCTCAGATGTATCCAGAAGACTTACAAGATGATGAGGAGTAAGGCTTGACAAACACCCGAAAGGGTGCCGACCCCTGTGGATAACTTTGTGGATAACTTTATAACATTTTGGTTAAGAACGTTAAGAAACGCCCCCTAAATCCCCTAAATGTCAGTGGCTACTGCTACAATGGTATTATCAAGAAAAGAAAGAGGCACTATGTCCCACAACGAAAGCAAGAAATACACACTAGTAGAATACACATTTGCAGGTCAGCGTGTAGTATCAGCAATCCACCACCTAGACCTAATGAAGTTCCTAATTGAGAACAAAGACGCTAAGATAATTAGAAAGTAGCGTGTCAGTGGTACCCTGTATAATTGAAACCTAACAAAGAAAGAGGCACTATGTCCAAGATGAAAGAACTATACACAGAGCAGACCAGCATTATTTTTGATGTTGCTGAATGCGTGGAGTGTGGCGTTGAAATTGAATTCGCTACTGAAGATGAGTTTGCCAAGTTGGTATCTGCTCACGCTTGCGTAAGAATGCCAAGTTAGTTTGATGTCAGTGGTCCCCCTTATAATTGAAACACCTAAAAGAAATGGAAAATAAATGCTAGATAAAAACTTCTCCACTGTAGACCTAATGGTAGAACTAAAAACTAAAGATGGCTTCGCTTCACTAAATCCAACTGCCTATGCTTTTGGACTTTGCTACGGACAACTAACATCTAAGCAAAAAGAGAGCATTGCTAAAATTGTAAACAATCTAGAAAACAAAGAGGAGCAAAACTAATGGACATCAGAGAAAAGTTTACACAAGAAGAACTAGAAGAACAGTTTGATGAGATGCTAGACGAAAGTTATCCACCATTCAAAATTGGAACTTCAACTTTCTATGCTTCACAAATTCTAAACAACTGCGACCCAATCATGTATGGAATTGCTGTTGATGAGTATGTAGACTTCCTACAAGAACAGGAAGACGAAGAGTGATGACTGTGGGAATAATTCTAACACTTGTATTGTTTACATATATGTTGAACCAATAAAAATAAAAGGGTGGTACGCATTTCGGGTTGCGTATCACCTTTTTTGTGCCGACCGCCCTTGGCGTGTCGTGTATTAAGTGGCAATGTCAGTGGTCCCCTGTATACTTATTTTATCAACGAAAGGCTAACTATGAAAGAAACCTGCGACTTCTGCTCTAAAGAGTGGATTGGCTTTCTAAGAATAAATGACACTCTACCTTGGGTATGCGAAGACCACTGGAAGTTGTATGCCCTAGACTTGTAATGTCAGTGGTACCCTCTATAATTATTCTATCAAACAAGAAAGGCTCCAACTTATGGCAACATTCAAATTCATTTCAGACCCTTCTCACGCTTGGCTAGAAGTAGACCTCAATGACTTTCCAGAGGCAGTGAACTATGGTTCAGGCTTTGGCTACATTGACGGAAACACTATCTACCTTGAGGAAGATGTAGAGGCAGAGAACTTTATCTACCACCTAACTACACAGGGCGAACCAGTTATACTTGATGAGGTTCAGGTTGACTACTGGCACGGAAGAGACAGGTATGCCCACAACGCTAGAGGCATTCACTACCAAGAAGACCTAGAGGAAGATGACTGGTCAACTGTTGAAAGCGGTCTCTTCGGAGATTGCTAACAGCACCCTTCGGGGTGCCGACCCACGACACGCCCGAAATCATTTACGATAAGAAAAATATTCTCCCAAAAAAGGTGTGTCGCTATTGACCAATGTCAGTGGTAGGGGTTATACTAGTATTATCAAGAAAGGAAAACTATGATTTATATCTGTGTATTTTGTGAAAACATCTACTCATCTGAGGCTGTAATTTGCTCAGAGTGTAATGACTATAAAGGTATGATGCCATTGAAAGAGGCTATGGCAACTTATGACTTTATCAAAGACCCTGCTGACGACTAATGTCAGTGGTCATTGCTATAATAATAACATCAACAAGAATAGGAAAATAAAAATGGATAAAAGATACTCATTTGGTGGATTTAATTTTGGTTCTAACGGACTATTCCAACTAACAATCGCAACAATCTCACCAACAAGAGAAGTTGGCACAACTCACACAATGGAGTTAGGTATTGAACTAACACCAGAAGAACTACAAGAACTAATCACCCTACTAATTCAACTACCAAAAAAGGAAGATAACTAATGATGACACGCAAAGATTATGTTTCTACTGCTGAGATTTTAGAAAAGTATAAGGACACTATGGACTTACACATTTTTGATAAACTACTTCAAGATTTTGTCTTTATGTTCGCAGAAGACAATGAACGTTTCTTGGCTGATAAGTTTATTGACGCTTGCTACGGAGAGGACTTCTAATGACAACCTATTTACTGCTAGGCTATGTTCCTCTAGTTGCTTATTTATTTTGGCAAAGTTATTTGCTAAACCAGTTGCGACAGTTAGCAAACAAACAGCACGAAGAAATAAAAAGACTAAAGCCATTTTAGTTTTCGCAATCGCTACCCTTCGGGGTGGCGGTTGTGGTCGGCAGCCAAAGATAACGATTGAATTAAGATGATTAAAAAACTTATCCCAAATCCCCACAATGTCAGTGGTAATGTGTATAATAGGACTATGAAGAAAAGACAGCCACCACTAAATAAGATTGCTCAGGCAACACGCAACGCACACTCAGCAGAACTATTCAAAAGTCTAATGCTGAACAAGCACCTAATCGCTACCCCAGCAAATCGCAAGGGTAGTCGCAAGTCCAACATACAGAAAGCAATCAAGGAGTATAACTAATGGCTAAGAAAACAACTATCACTTTACAGGAAATAACAGACCTGCCACTTGAAGAACAAATCTATCAAATCTTTATTGGTAAGGGTCTAAGAACTACTTATGGTAATCGCATTGACCTTAGAGAGTTGGCAGAAGAACTTATCTTCGCACTTGACTTTGTAAATGACGGAGAGCCTCAGCAACTTATCGCATTGAATACCCTGCCAGACCTAACAGGCGAAGACGGAGTTCCAGCACTAGACCTAGTAAAGTATTTTGGTTTAGAAGACTATGTGATTGAGAGTGTCCTAACTGCTTGATGTCAGTGGTCCCCTGTATAATAAATCTATCAAACAAACAAGGAGATAAAGTGAACGAAGATAACCAGCACATTCAAGAACTATTTGACCAGTTCCACTCTGGAGAGATGTCAGTCTTTGAACTAATGGAAGAACTAGAGACTGAGCGTTTTGATGGCGATATAATTGACTTCCTGTAAAGGGTAGCCCTTCGGGGTTGCCGACCGCCAAGGTAACGTTTCAATTACGATAATTAAGAAACGCTCTCAAATACCGCCAATGTCAGTGGTAGGCACTATACTAGACTTATCAAAGAAAGAAGGAAACCCTATGGAAACATTTCTAGACACTATCTCAGCAACAGTATCATCAGACTGCCAATGCGACACTTACAATGAAGAAACAGACGAACACATTCCTGCTGAGTATTGCTTAGGCGATTGCTACGAATGGCAGAAAGAAGATGTGTTCTATGTTATTGGCGAATGGCAACGCCTAAACGACATTGACGAAGATGACAACATTATCATTTCTGGAACTGGTATTGGTTGGCAGTCAAGAAGTGGATACAAGGAAACTAACATTCTTGAACTAGACGGAGCATTAGCGTTGAATGGTGATTTCAACATTAGTTGGACACTAGACATTCCTAGCAAGAAACTACGAGCAAGGCGTTCATCTCACGATGAGCCAATGGGTGCTAATTTTGAGATTGACTTTATCAAAACGCTACCCTGCAACGAATGTGGAGATTTGATGAACGCAGAGATACACGCAGAAGAACTTGGTATGTGTATTGACTGCTCTAACGCATACTTTACACACGCAGACGAAGAAGAAGTGGAGTTGTAAGAATGGCTTGGATTGCATGTCAAGAAGTAGAAGATAGCAACGACCCTTTAGAATGCCTGGACGAAGATTGGCAGGGTACAGGAATGTGTCGCTACTGCTGGAGCATAGAAGAACACAACAAGGCTATTGACTTGATAGGAGTAGTGTGAGACAATAGACTATGGAGAGTATCATAATAATAATTGGAGTAGCCTTACTGCTATTCTTACTAAACGAATAAACTGCTACCCCCGAAAGGGGGTGCAGGACTGCCGACCAAAGATAACAAATCCATAACAGGTTTAAGAAACACCGCAAATGTCCCCTAAATGTCAGTGGTGTCCCTTATACTAGTATTACATCAAAAGAAAGAAGAAAAACAAATGGAAGAAAACACTAACCCTACAAGCAACCACCCTGTTCTATCAGCACTAAACACAGAACTAGAAAGACTAACCACAGAGAACAAGAGCCTTTGGGATAGTCTTGGTATGATGAGCAGAAATGTTGAGAGCCTAGAAGACTGGTTGAAAGAAGCACTAACTATCTCTGGACAGATTGACTTTGATACAGCAACAGAAATCGCAGACATCTTCAACATCACACTAACAGAAGAAGTTGAAATGGAATTGACTTTCAAGGTATCAGCAACTTTCACTGTTCCTATTGGAACTGACCACGACAGCCTTGCTAGTGAAGTTGGCATTGACGAAGTATTTACTGGACAAGCAGAAGAATACTTGGAGAGTTCATCTTGGGAATTAGATGACTGGAGCATTACATCTTAGGCAGTTCCCTTTCTTTCTGCCTAAGCACCTGAGCAAGTGTTGAAACTGCTCTCGCACCAAGCGGTGAAGTTGGGTAAAGTTTTTATGTTTGATAAAAGGAGAAAACATAATAGGCAGTGGCAAGTAAAGGGTATTGAGGTAATACTGCTGAATAATAACATACCTAACACCTGAGCAAGTGTATAAACTGCTTCACACAAACATCAACAATAATCAACTTGAGATGAATGTGGCAGAGCAGGATATGTTCCTGTGGTTGATAAATATATACACCTGAGCAAGTGTCTAAACTGCTCACCTTTCGTGCCGACAAAAAATCACAGCAAGATAACGATTTACGAAACACCTTACGAAGCCCTTGACATTTCTCCTGAATAATGGGATAATTTAGTATCAACTAAAAAAAGGATACCTATGATAAACCCTGCCCTTGTTTTGCCTTTCTATGTTTCACCTAACGGAGATTATGGGGACGCTACTGGTTTAGTAGTGATTGATGTTCAAGACTTTGATGACCATTTCTTCGGATACCTTGACGAACAAAGCGACTGGCTACGACCTAGTTATGCTGAATGGTTTGAAGACAACCCACACGAACTAGAGACAAGCATTGAAGATGGCTGTGATGTCTGTAATGACTGGATAGAATGGGCTAGTGCCTAATGTCAGATAACGAATGGGTGCAGTGCAACATGTGTGCAAAGGTTTATGATGACATGGACATAAAGGAATGCGAAGAGTGTAAGACAGATGCTTATCTATATGAGCAAAGAGAACTAAATGAGCCTTGGGGTCTAAACGCTTCAAGAGGGTATTCAATCTACGGACAAGAAACAGGATTACACGATAGCGACTTTGTTCATATAGATAGTGATTTCCGTGTCTAATGTCAGTGGTAGCAACTATAATAAAACCCTAACGAAAGAAGAATAATGTTTGATAACATAATCAATGAAGAAGCAATTGACAAACTAGATGTAGCACAACTAGACGAACTAATCGCAATGCTAGAGAAAGCAGGATACTAATGCCTAAATACAGTTTCAACTTTTGGGAAGAAAGCAAGTGGGCTATCACCTTTGAAGCAGATAGCCTAGACCACGCTAAGAAACTATTAGCAGAAGCAGAAGAAGAAATGGGAATAGAAGACCTACCAGAGATGGAACGCTTTTTCAAAAAGGGCGATGAAACTTGGGACGTTGAAACTCTAGCAGAAGTGGAGAACTAATGGAACTACAGAAAGCATACGAAATAGTATTAGCAGACTTAGAAGACAGAAACTCACACACAATAGGAAGACTATTGCGTTGGGACATAACAGGTCAGGAAGACGAAGTTATGTATAGGGCTTGGCTAGTTGCTAAACAGTTTATTGAGCAGTATGAATGGGATAAGGCTAAGGCTTAGTCCCTACCCTTCGGGGTCGGCAGCCAAAAATAACAGAATGATAACGCTTTACGAAAACCTTACGAATACTCTTGACTTTTCCCTGATTATGTGGGACAATTGAGTATCAACAAAAGTTGAGTAAAACTACAAATAGAAAGAAGCAAAGATGGCAATTACAATTCCAACTGTTGGCTCACAGTTCGCAACTCAGAAGTCAGGTGTCGTAGGCACTGTTCAGGAAGTCGTAGCAAACGCTAATGGCTCTTATCGCATCAAACTTGATGTGGCTGGACAGCCTAGATGGACAACTGCTAAGTAGTTCATAACAGAACTATAACATCTGGGTAAATGTCTAAACTGCCCATTTACAAATCCCCTCCAATAATGTATAATTGTATTACAACAAAAACCCACTAACAGAAAGTAATAAAACTATGGCTCGTTCCGTATCAGTAAAAATCCCAACATCAGTTGTTATTGAGATGATTGAAACAAAGTTGGCAGAACTAAACAAGGCAGAAACAGATTACCCTAAGTTGCTATCAGCATACAAGAAAGACATTGTTGCTTTCACAGGCGACCTACTTGACTTGGCTAACAAGAACAAGAAGAATGTTGTTGATTATGGCGATTATGAGTTTGAGGGTGGCAACATTGCTATCAACAGCGATTGGCGTGGTTCTGTGTCTATTGCTCTTGGTAAGGACTTGGTTGCTAAGATTGGCACAAAGCCAGAGAAGCCACAAGACCCAGACAACTGGCAGACCAAAGAGAAGAAGAAGAACTTGGAAAAGACCCTAAAACTTCTCAAACTGACTGACCAAGAAACAATCACATCAAGCACATACAACTCTGTTCTTGACCTGCTATAAACCATAGGCTTACGCCTAAACACCTAAGCAAGTGTCTAAACTGCTTCCTGAATTGGGGTAGCGACTAGACAGGTAAAATACTTTCGCTAATCCCCCTGTGAAGTCTGGAGTAAAATCCCGAAAGTAGCAGGGGGATTTATTTTTGCCGACCCCAAATGTAACGAAACGATTAAGAATGATAAATTGTTTTACGAAACACTTGACATTCCCCCCAAATCGTGAGACAATTGAGTATCAAATAAATCCAACAATGAAAGGTTCAGTCCCTATGGCTCACGAACTAGAAATCAACGAAGCAACAGGTCAGGCAAGTTTCGCTTCACTAAGACAACCTGCTTGGCACAATCTTGGAACTGTGTTTCAGGAAGAAGTATCTACCTCAGAAATGCTAGAACTAGCAAATCTTCACAACTGGAATGTTAGACTAGAAGATGTAGAGGTTCCTGCTGGTTTCACATCTGACAGAAACTACTCATTCGTTTCAAGAACTAATCCATTCAACGCAGAGCAGACAGACATCTTGGGTGTCGTTGGCGAACGCTATGTTCCATTACAGAACGAAGACCTATTCTCATTTGGCGATAACTTGCTAGATGGTGGTGGGCGTTGGGAAACTGCTGGTTCAATCAAGGGTGGCAGACAAGTTTTCGGTTCAATCGCATTGGAAAGAGAAACTGTTCTTGACCCTAATGGCGTGTCTGATGTTGTCAAGTCATACCTGCTACTAAACACATCTCACGATGGTTCTATCGCTATTCAAGCGTCTATCACTCCTGTTCGTGTTGTATGTGCTAACACTCTAAACCTTGCCTTGTCTTCACTAAAGGGCAAGAAAGGTCTAAAGCAATCATTCAAGATTAGACACACTCAGACAGCAGAGGGTAAGATTGCTGTTGCTAGAGAAGCGTTGGGTCTTGCTAATCACTACCTAGACGAGTTTGATTTACTTGCTAAAGAAATGATTAGCAAAGAAATTACTCAGGCTAAGTTTGACGAGATTGTTCTCAAGGCTTACCCAATGCCAACTAAAGACAGCAAGGGTTCAATGAAGAAGTGGTCAGACAAGATAGACCTAATTCAATCTATCTATGTTGGCGATTACAACAACACTATCTCTGGAACTGCTTGGGGTGCTTTGAATGCTCTAACAGAACGCCTAGACTGGTATCGCAACTCTAGGGGAACAAACAACGAAAGCATTTACGCTTCTGCTTCTGGCTTTGACCCTGTAATCAACGCTGAGAAGAACAGGCTGATGAACTTGGTCTTGGCTTCCGTATAGCAAAATAATCCTGAGCAAGATTTCAAACTGCTCACCAATTCCTACTTTTCGAAGTGGGGATTCGGGTCGGCATCCAACTAGTTAATCATTTAGTTCGATTACGAAACGATAACCTATTCCCCAAATCTATTGACCTAAATGGGTCTGTCCTGTACAATTGTACTATGAATGAAAATGAAACCCTTACCCCAGAAACAAATGAGTATGTTATTCCTACTCTTGACGAACTATCCCCTGCTGAGAAAAAGCAACTGCTTATCTGGGGATTGGAAAGTATGTCCAGAGAAGTCCTAAACTCAGGTTGGAACCACGAAGTTAGTACTAATAGACATCTATTTAGAAACCTGCTTCACGCTTACGCCAGAGAGATAGAAGACACCCTAACCCCTACTAGTCTGTCAGTAATAGTCAATTCAGTCTTCCTAGAAGTTGTATCAGAACTATACTGATGTCAGTGGTATCCCCTATAATAGAAACACAACACCCCCTAAGAGAAAGATAAAAAATGCCAAAATACTATGTTCAAGTTCAGGTCTGTTATGATGGAGAAATTATCGCAGATAGCGAAGAGCAAGCAGAAGAACTTGCTTGGTCTGCCTACTATGGTGATGACCCTGCCCTAACCTACGACAGCGTTTATTCCATTGATGTTGAAGAAATGGAAGATGACGAAGATGACGAAGACGAAGATGACGAGGAAGATGAGGAAGAAGATAACTAATGATGATTGATAACTTACTTTCACATCTCAACTACGAATACTATGGTAGTTCTGACGAGATTGTTGCTACTTGGTTTGACAAGAACCACACTGCCCAATTCCTAGATGTGCAACCTGACCCTGATGTCCTGACGGAAGCATGGGCTAGAATTGCTGACGAAGTTCAAGAAGACCTAAATCACATCTTAGAGTTTTACAACTTTGTTCAAGATGCGTCAGAGAAATTAGCAGAAGCAATCGCAGAAGTAGAAAAGGAATTGAGTGAAGATGCTTGAAGAACATAGAGAAGAACTAGCAGTGCTAGAACACGAACTACAAACTAAATCACTAAGCAAGTATGCTATCGCTTGTCTTGAAGGTCGCATTAGCGATTTGGACAGCATGATTGCACAGGACGAATACTGGGAGAAGAAAAATGTTTGAACTAACTGACGAACACTACGAAACTAAGAAGATGGTTTCAGCAACAATTACATACATGATTGATGTCAACAAAGATAATGCTTTCATCAGTGAAGTAGAAGACTTTGATACCGAAGACGGAACCGAAGAAGACTACGAATATTTGAAGCGAACTGACGAAGAACTAAAAAATGCAGCAATCAGCGAACTAGCAGAAATGATTTATAACTCTGTCAAGTATAACGACCTTGAAAACATGATTACTATTGAGGTGCATGATGTCTGATATGACTGATAAAGAAATCGTCCTGTCTATGATTGATGGCTTCAAGAAAGTCAAGGGTATAAATCAAATGCCTACTCTAGAAGTATTGAAACTAATAGAGATGAGACTACAGCGTGAAGACGAATTCAATGAGTTTGTTGAGACTGCTAGAAATGTTTTGGCTGACACATAGGGATAATAGGGGTCCAGGGTAGTTGGAGAAATCTGACTGCCCTGGTTTTCTGCCGACTAGGTTTACATAATAATATTATTAGTCATTATAAATCATTACGATACAGATAATTTTTTCCCAATTATTATGTAAACTAATTAACATCCTAGTTTATTACGAAGTGGTAACATGTTTCCCGAAATCCTTGTATTTGTCAGTGCTATGCCTTATACTAGATATAACGAGAGAAAGAGATAGCCCCATGCATACAATGCAATATCTAGCAACAGAACTACAACTTGATTTGAATGAAGAATACACGGACGAAGAACTGAAAGCCCTAGCACAGGAAGAAGTAGGTGGCTGGCTTGACATGGAAGCAAATGGAGATGGCTTCATTGGTGGTTGGTCTGACTGGTATTCTGTTGGTGGTAGGTGGTCAGATGTTCCTGTTGAAATATACAATGATGACAATGCTTGTTCATTCTTAGAAGCATTAGACTTGATTGACAAGAAGCAGTTGGCTCAGTTCAACAAATACTTCGCTGAGTTTGATTTCCCTACTATCAATACTGTTATGACTAAGTATTCTAATGGAGATACCCTTGAATTTGGTGAGATTTACGAAGCCAACATTCCTAGCCTGTCAAGTGCATTGAAGATTATGCGTGGCTACTGGAACTACGACAGTGGTTTCTTTGACACTATTGACTGCACAGTAAAGACTGAATATCTAAGAAAAAAGTTACTAAATGCTATTGACAAACCACAGTATCGTAGTGTATACTGTTTAGTACCAGTAGATTTTCACTTCTAAGAGAGAGACCCCAATGAAGATACTAGTAAAACCTGAAACACTTGTAGACGAACTCTATGACATTATGGATATGGTTTCACAGATACCACACCCTATGGCAGACGATGTGTCTCATTATATAAATCAACTTCTACTAGGAGTGGTAGTGTATGATGATTGAGATAACTGAAAGCGAATGGGCTAACAAGTATGGTCTATTACCTAATCATATAACTAATGATGGCAACGCCTATCAGACCTTTGGTGAAGAACTAGAGTATGTATGTCAACAGCCACACTCTAATGTCTGGACTGAGATGGATGGAGACGAAGGTGTTTACATTGTGGCTGGATATCATCTGGTTAATCGTATTCAACACTACATCACTGAGATACCGTGGACAGATGACGAAGAGCCTTTCGTAACTATCTGTAAGTATGTAGAGTGCGAATGCGTAGATGACGATGGCGAAGGTAAACAAGATTGCGAGACATGTGATGGCGATGGTATGTACACAGAATGGAGTATGGACTAATGGATGAACAAATCACTGATAAGGCTAACTACAATCGTGGCTATGAAGATGGCTATGCATTTGCAATCGAGCAGGTGCTTGACATTTCGAAGCAGATGCGGTATAATGATAACCTTACTTGGCACAACGCAACCCTAGAAGAATTGGAGCAAAGAATAGTATGACAAAGTATTGGGATATAAATGTTTGGTTTAGAGATTTAGGATTGGACGAGCGTGGTGTCAACCAGTGGTCAGACACAATCACTCTTAATCCTGCTATATATGTATTAGACAAAGAGAATGTATTCAAGGTCTACACAGGCATCCTGTATGAGTGCAATGCGGAAGAGACTGCAAAAATTCGTGACTACCGCAATGAGATGGAATACGGAACAGATTGGTGGGACTTCAGAGATGAGTTACACGCTCTGGAGATTAGCAAGGGTATCCAGGAATTCCTTGATGACCTTCCTGACCCATATAGCATAGACATCGAATCACAAGATAGTCTCTACAGTGTTAAGACTATTAGTGATTTACACGACTTAGTGGGTTGAGAACACTCCCTACTAACGACTAGAACGGTTAGGGGTTTCCGTGTCTAGTCACTCGTGGGGAAGGCAGGTAAATTGCTACTTGCTTTCCCCACTACATTTTGGTATAATTACAATAAGAGAATAGAGAAATAATGCGTAGGCAAATAATTACAAAGGAAGAAAAAGTAGCAAAGACAATCCTAGAAAAACTATCAGACTTGACCTTAGATTTAGAGATGCTAGGATTTTACATTGCTCTCAATGTCAGTGGGGTATTGTATAATAGATTTCAGATAGTAGCAGAAACCACATTTGACGAGAAAGAAAAGCAGAATGACAGAAACCACTTTTAGAAACAAGGTAGCAATCTTGGCTGACCTATGGATTACATACAGCAATGACGAAGCCTTTGAAGACTTCTTTGAATACAACGATTTAGGATTACCTTTGGCTTATGCCTTAGACAACGACATTGTTGTAGCAAATGAGAAGACAAATAGTTTCATTGAAGAAACATTTGCTTTGTTGCTCTCTGGTCTAGAACAAGAAGACACTGGCTTTGAAAGTCTAAATGATTTACTAGACTTGCCATCAGACGAGTAGACAGGATGCCCCTATTGATTTGGGGGCAGACCTGGGTCGGCAAAAGTTACCAAACTGTTATAATACAACTATTGACAAAAAGGTATTACGATGGTATAATTATTTTCCCCAAAATCGGGCTATCTGCATATGTGTATATATCAAACTAATCTATTTGACATTACGAAGGATGAATATTTTTCCCCAAAATCCCTTATCACATATATCTGTATTTGTCAAGAGGTATGTATGTATTTACTATACTAGGGATAAGGCTTATCTTTATAAATACCCCCGAAGGGGCTGGCAGAGCCAGGGTATACAAACAACCCTTGATACACATTTCCCCTAGTATAATATATAACATATAGTCTGCCATAGTATTACGATGGGCTATTTATTTTCCCCGAAATATGATATTTTTATATCTATTTATTTAATTTATTATATGTTTTTATATAAAAATATGCAAAAAGTATTGACAAATTGGCATAAATATGATAGGGGTATATGGTGTTTGGGGATAGGGATATTTGGAAATGATTAACAGGCTTATTTGATATAGTGCTCTATTACCCATATAATCTTTCTCCACTTTGCTCCACTATCATATCAAATAATATCAGTAAGATTTATCTGTGGATAAACCTGTGGATAACTTATCAAAAGGTGTGGATAACTATGTGTATATGTGGATAATTTTCAAGGGTATTTAGGTAGAAAACTACTTCTTTTTGATGTCTCTTAGGTCTCTTGAATTGATGGAAAAGCCACCTAAAGACTTCTTTGTTTCATAGGAAAAACCAAAGCCCCATAGCCAGAACTTAAAGGATACGTTCTTATATGGTCTAGTTCCATTGGTTAGTTTCTTGTATTTGTAAGTATGTAATTTCATAGGTATTCTTTCTACTAGGTGTATTTTATACTAGGGATTATGAAGGCTTCTTCTTATTCCCCGAAAATTTTGTACAACGTATCGTACTGGACAAAGCCTAAGCGACTGCGTGTCTTCTCTACCTCTAAGGCATCTAGGATACGCTTACGCTCTCTATCTACATTAATCTTAACAAACTCATCTATAGCCTGAACATCTTCTTTAGTGAAAGTACTGTCCAAGACAAGCATATCGTTCTCTACCTTAATCATTTGTCTCCTTAATGGAAGCAATAGCGTTATGAATGATTGCTGATTCAACCAACAGTTTGTCTGCTAGGTACTCATCTGCTACTCTGTTTAACAGTGTAATTATACGCTCTCTCTCTGCTTGAATACCCTTCTCAAAATCAGGTAACTCATGCAGTTCTGCATCTATATCTGCTAGTCTGCCCATCCCACTAACTCCTTCTCTGGCTCATGTTCCTTAATCGCTTCAACAATCTCTTTACGAGTATAAGGGTCTTCTTTAAGCCAATCCACATCTTGAATAAACTTATTAACCTTATCTACAATCTGGTTCTTCTGCTCAACCATACCTGCCTCATAGCCATGCTCCCAGCCCTTGTCATATCCCTGCTGGACTAGTCTAACTCGCCATTGCATAAACTTTGGTAGTTTCATTTGTCTCCTTAAATTGTGGGTCATGTGCAACCCAGTAATACTTACAAGGTTCTTTACGTTCAGGGCAACAAGGATTGCTTGTAGCCAACGCACTAAAGAACTCACAGTAATAAATAGGGTCCTTAGTATACAGGTTAGCCTTATGGCTAGTAGTTAGTCTATTCATTACGAATGCATCCTTAGACCACTCAGTAACCGAATACCCCCAGTTATCCCCAGCAACAGCCTTAAGTTCATTAAGATTACTAACGTTCTTGTCAGTCTTAATGCCACGCTTATCTGCTTCCTTAACCATAGCCATAGTGTACAGCCACAACTGTCCCTCATGCTTACGCCACATCTTAACAGCAGGATGATTACGCCACCCAGCATTAGGGTCATCGCTAGACAACACTTTAAGGATTTGGTAGCACTCTAGAACCTGCTTGTTTAGGCGTTTACTGTCTAGGGCTTCTGCAGACTTATCGAACTGCTTGTATGGTAAAAAGGTTTGCATATGCTCTCTCTCATTTAATGGACCTTATACATCAATTGTACAGGATAATCGCTTGCTTGTCAAGCGTAAAGACCTCATATTTCCGCCCGATTTACATATTTACAAACCGAACTTTTAGTGGTATAATGGGGATATGCCTAATAAAACACGCTTTGTCATCTATCCTGACCGCATCTACACGATTCGGTTAGACGATGGCGATGAAGTGGAGGTCACTGGTCTTGACATTATCCAGATGGGATATCAGATACAGAAGACTGATAAGATAATTAAGGCACTACAAGAACTAGACGAAGATGGAAAGGGTTGGTTCTAATGGCTAGACAAAGATTAACATTCATTATTACATGGATACTATTATCTATTGCTGCTCAACTACCGCTGCTTATTCTATTCAGTGCAATAGGTTTTGACCCAACTATTGTGGCTATTAGTGAGACCATCGCAGGAATCGTTACTGCTATGATAACAGGTATACTAATGGTTAAGGAGGAAATATAATGGCTAAAGCAAAAGGTGCAACAAACAGCAACAGACAGAATGGCAAGGCTTCTAAGAAGCATCCACTAAAATTTGACCCAATCAAACGTAAACTAGTTAGGGCTTAAATGATTGAGACTTTAATTAATTTATCTGTTTTAGTTGTAGGAATCTCTATCCTGGTCTTCATGGTAAGACTAGTAGACGAAAAAGACGAAGAAGATTTAGGATACCGTGACGATGAAGAACTCTGATTTTGATATTGATTTAAAGTATGGCAAACAAGGCGAAGAGACTGTTGCCAACATCCTGTCCATTGAGACAGTAGAGGTAAAGCGTGACAAGCGTTGGAAAGAAACAGGCAACCTATTTATTGAAACTGACTGTTGGTACAATGCTTCACAATCTTGGGAGAAATCTGGTCTTAGTGTATCTAAGGCTACTCACTATGCGTTTGTTCTTGAGAACATGGTTGTCATCACTACCACCGAAGATTTGAAGGCTGTTGTAGAAAAGAGTGGCAGACCTATCGAATGCAAGATTGAACCAAACCCATCTAAAGGATACTTAATTAAACTGTCACACATTGTGGAGCATCAACTTGCATAAATGTGGTTGGTGTATAACTGGACATCATTGGAACTGTAAAAAGACTATCAGTTATTATGAGAAAACTTGGGTGTGTGAGTGTCCCCATCCAGACGATACTCTTCCTGACAAGGAATACAAAAATGAGTTGGACCAAGAGGCTTAGGCAGTCCACCCAAAACAATCTTATCTTCTTTAGCAGACATTATTTGCTGGTAGGTTGGTAATCCGTAAACAACTGGAACAAGAAGTTCCTGACACAATGAACAATTCATACTATAAGTATAACATCAAATAATGTATAATAGAAATATGGAAGATAACAAATGTGAAGAGTGCACTGGGCTATGTGCTGTGTGCGAATACATCAATGACAAACCAAACTAAGATAGTTGACTAAAGTCTTTTTCATTGACCAGCCAAAGGATTCTTTGTGCTGAAGTTGCTTGTGTATAGAGTGTGTATAGTTTAATGTTGTTCTGATGGCTAGAATGAAAGCCCTTGTCGTGTATCTGTAGTTCGTGACCCAGGCAATAGATGTATCCTTCATGCTTTATGAATGGCTTACCTTTAATTATCTTATGAGCAATCTCTAATGCTGAGTCTTCTGGTCCCCATTGCTTAAACTTTTCATCCATACCCCCAACAGACCACCACGCCTCTGGAGTGCAAACATAGATACCACCATTGGCTCCTGTATATAATGTATGTTTAAGTAATTTAGCATCTGAGCCACTAAGAATCTTCTCTGTCATCTCCATATCAAAGTATTTGCAATGTGTGTAAGGATTATGAATCATACCATCTTTCTGGCATTCTTCTATTGATTTCATCAAAGGTTCAATTTCGGGTATAGTATCACCGTCATTTATTATAATAACGTCACAGTGAGCCTCCTGTGCCCTTTTTACACCATCATTACGACTACCTGCTGCATTCCAGTATTCTCCTGGTCTGTCTGCATAGAAGACCTCAATGTCTGTTAGATTAGTTTTATACCAATCAAGGACTGCATCTAGTGCTTTTAGTCTGCTTGGAGTTGGTCTCCAGGGTATTACAAGTCCTATCTTAGACAATGCCCTTCAAAGCCCTTTCGATACCCTCTTCCAAAGTAATCTTTGGTGTGTAGAATGATAGCATCTTTGTTGGGTTGGCGATACGGTTTAGAACTCCTACTGGTGCTGCTGGTAGATGTTTGAATTCTGGTGAATACCCTTCGATTTCAGTAACTATCTTGGCTAACTCATTGAAGGTAGTTCTACGACCCCAACCCAGATTAACTGGTCCTTGGATGTCCTGTCTAATTGCTTCGTCAACTGCGTTAACAACGTCAGACATATGGATAAAGTCTCTGGTCTGCTCTCCATCTCCCCAGATTTCAAATGGGTCCATGCGGTCTACAGCCCTTTTAATGTAACTAGGGAACGGATAGTCTAACGACTGGTCTGTGCCATAGCCAGAGAAAGGTCTAAAGATGTGAACAGGTATGCCAGCCTCTTGAACAAACTTAGCAAGATACTCTCCAGTTAGTTTGCTCCAGCCATAGGTTAGGTCTGGGTTGCTAATGTTATCTAAATCAATCATTGATTCTTCTAGCCTTACCCAGTCTTCGTTACCTTGGAACTTTGTAGGATAGGCAGCACTGGAACTAAAGTACACAATGCGTCCTGGTCTTGTTATCAATGCCCAGTTAAAGAAGTCTGAGTCTATCGCTAGGTCTGTTGCTACTGATAGAGGGTTCCCTTCAATTGTTGCTCTACCGCCAACGATAGCAGCAAGATGAATAACTAAATCATAACTCTCTCTATTAGTCTTAAAGAAGTCACGAACATCTATTCCATTAGCGATGTCTACGCCTGTTATGTCGTGGTCTTTATATTTCTCTACGAAATACTTACCAACGAAGCCACGGTGTCCTGTAATTAAAATTTTCATTTGCAAATCCAATACTGATGAGTATACCATATTTTTTGAGACATAAATGCCAATGGCTCAAAGCCAGCGTCTTTCAACAACTGCTCTACGCCATCTTTATCCCATGCCCAATAGTGTTCTTCATTATCATCGCCCCAGTTATTCTCTGGTGTTGACAATAAAAGATACCTAGTCTTTTTTCTAATCTGTTTCAAAACCTCTCCAGGATTATCCAGATGCTCTAAAGTCTCGGAAAGAATAAAGGCATCCACAGAAGGTATCTGTTCAATGGTATCCTCAATTTTACCACAATACTCAAAGCCAGGATAGTAATCTCCCAAGATTTTATTTTCATATGGCAAGGCATTTATGATTGCACCATCTCCAGCGGAAAGGTCTGCAATTGTTTTAATAGAGTTATCCTTTGGCATCTTTAGTATTGCAAACACTATTGTTTGTTTAATACGAGCAACATGGTCTTGCCAACGTTGATGGTTATACTGAGTGTCATATATTTTTGCCAATTCTTCATCTGACCATTTTGGTCTTAGTCTTTCAATCATTGCTACTCTTTTCTAGTAAATCAAAATCATACTGATATTTCTTCTTATCAGATTGCTTTATATCGTAGTCATACAGGTAGTTGTCGTTTGCATCTAGTGCTGCACCAATGTGGCTCTGTGGATATCTGTCTTCCGTTGGAAACTTTAGTTGCTCACTCTTACCAGAAAGTTCTACATTGTAATGTTCGCTATGAATTAAAACCTTATCCTTAATGATAGGATATACCATCTCCCCCAAAAACCTTTGGTCTACTCCTGGGTCTACTATTGTCATATTCTTTATAGAGTCAAAGAAATCTTCTAGCAACTCTTTAATCATTGACAACGCCCCATTCCTCACTCCAAACATTCCAGCACTAATAGCGTAACTGTGTCCAATAGGATGGTCTTTCATAATATGAAAATCAAAATCTGACTCTAGCCATTCTTCTACAGCCCTAATCTCTCTTGCACTAATCCTAGCATCAGTATCTCTAATGATTGCTACATCAACTTCTGGGTCTGCCAACACTAAAAATCTAGTCAGGGTATACGACATATCAGTTCTTTGCTTCTGATTAATTAAGTTTACATTATCAAATTGTTTAAGTATGTCAATAACATGCTCAGATGTATTGTGGTAATAAAATCTGCACTCCCACTCTGGCATATACACTTGGGCTAAAAAAGCATTTTTGATTGCCCCAATAGTGTATCTTGGATTATCTCCAAATAAACAATAAGATATTACTTTCTTCAACTATTTTTTAATCTTTCTACATCTGCACTAAAGCCAGAATCCGAATTAAGGTACTGTAGGTAAGCATCTCTATCGTGTGTAGCGATTTCAGAACTGTTTACTTCCTCATAGCCATGGTCAGACTGTGCCTTACCAGCAAATGGATGCATGTGCTCAATAATAACATCGTCTCTGTAGAACAAACTTCTTATCTCTATGCCCATATCTCTCCAGAAGTTATCTAAATAAAGATGCTTCATTGCAGGTGGTGCCATAAAGCCAAGTGTCTTAATGATACTTGATTTTAGCAACACTGCTGTTGGTAGATTTCTTCCTTGTAGCAAGTCATTACCATACGCAATACCGTGCTTAATATCTTTAATAGAATTAACTAACTCTGCATCCCATCCATAAGTTCTAATTCTGTGGTCATCTCCAAGGAATGCAATGTACTCATACTGGTCTGCATACTTATTAGCAATAAGGTTAAGTGTTCCATTCATCATTGCTCTTGGATTAACTTCATACAATACCCCATCAATTCTTGGATACTCTACGTCATCATCATCAAGACCAAACACAAGGTCAGTAATGGTAGAGTTCTTCTTAAACTCTTCATAGAATTCAAGAGACTTCTCTGGTCTACCCCTTGTTGGAACAATCAATAATACTTTATTCATAATTTATGATACCTCTCTAATTGCTTTGAGTGTCTGTGGGAATGCCTCGTAAGACAAGTCACGAACAGCCTGAGCATATTCTTGTATTTCTAGTTGAGCATCGTGCTCTAGTCTTTGGTCCAGGAACGTCATAACGCCCTGTAGCGATACTGTCCATCGCCAGCGAACATACATGCTGTATGCAGGTAGAAACATTCTAGCCAACTCTGGTGCAATGCCATCATTCATAGCCTCTTGATAAAGGTTTACGCCTTGGTCAATCATCTCTACCAGTTTATTTGTATAGTGATATCCTAGGCTAAAGTGAACTGGCTCACCGCTACCCTGCTTACTATTCTCAGGCTTGCTACGCCAAGATGATGCACTTGGAATATAGAACTGCTCATCTTCTGTAATATATCTCCTAGATGATTCGTTCCATCCATTCTGGTCATCTACATGTGTGCTGGCAACTGCATGTTTCCACCACTGACGAGCAACAAACAATGGAGCATAGACTTCGAATGTAAGTGCAGCATGTCTAAATGGAGATGTGTGTCCTTCACGAATAAGAAATTTTAGAAGGTTGTGGTCTCTTGAACCAAAGTCAGTAGACTCTTTATCATAGGAAACTCTAGCAGCATTAACAACTGACAGGTCATTACCTAACTGGTCAACAAGACGGATATATCCTTTATCAAGTACATTTATTTTATTCATCTTCATCGCCTAGAATGGCTAGAATGCTTGCACTGTACATAGATAGATAGTCATCTCCATCATGCTTAAACTTCATAACATTGTTTGGATTAAACATAATCTTGTCACCTACCTGTACATCCATAGGAGCACGAACACCGCTCTTTAGTAGTCTACCCTCGCCAACAGCATAAGCAATGCCAATGTTCTTAGGGTCATCTACTTCATTTCTAATAATCAACAGACCACTAGCATTCTGCTCTGGCTCTGAACTTTTCTTTTCTACTTTAACGATAATGATATCTTCTGGTGCTTTAATCATTTGCTACTCCTTGTCAAATGCTAGTCTAGTAATTTCTTCCGATGCTAACAGAACAGCAATCGGGGCTAGTGCAGTAATGGCTACACCAATCCATGCACGGTAGTCAACGAGAGAACCCTCCCAGAAACTAAGTGTGTGGGCTACGTTAGCCATAACGGACATAGCGGCAAAGCCTGTTAGTCCTGCTAACGTTCTCCAAGTACTTTCTCCACGAGCCTTAAAGACTACAAGTGAAATAGTATAAGCAAGGATTGCAGCATCTATGAACAGTGCTGGCAACCATTGCAATACTACTGGCAATCCTGTCCATGCAGACACCTCGTAGATACCGCTAAAAGAAACGGTAAACGAAGTAATCATAAGCAATGACACCAATGCAAGTGCAGTATAAAGTACTGGCAATGAATCTGGGTCTATACGATTAGACTTCTTGTTCTTAGCCACTACCTCTACTGGAGGCTCTTGTGTAATTGTTTCAGGGAAGTCAACACGCTTGTTGAAGTTCCCACCCTGAATGTCCCATTCTGTTGGATTGCTCATATCTTTATTATACCTTATTTATCCCATTTGTCATCTAGAACGAGTAATGCGATAATTGCGTAGTTTGCCATATCAATAAAAGAATCCCTAAGACTTTCATTTTCGGGGGTAGCACCAGAATCATAAAGGTGGTTAATGCGAGCCAACTTGTCATGTATGCGTACTCTAAGTCCATTCAGTGCTCCTCCTGGACTACCAGAAATATTCTTTGGTCCGTAATCTTTGTGCTTCTTCAAAAGCAGTCTCTCTGCTTCATCGTATGTAATGCCTACTGCTTTAATAAAATCTGCATCTAAACTCATTTTAATACTCCTCGTGTTCTACTCCGTGCTTGCTGTCCACATATCTGTGAATCTTGCGAAGCGTTCTAGCCTTTGCGAATGCATATACCCCAAGTGCGAATACAGCATTCCAAAAGAATTCAGCAAACATATGCTCAACTCCAAAAGTTATTTCTATGATTGTATCTAGTAGGGATTCACCCTCGTGTGCGTGTTCCATTAGTGCTCCTCGCAATGCATGATAGCATCGCTCTCTGTTTGATAGTTATCCCAACAGTTAGTTGGGCTTTGTGTCATTGTGAATACAATTATACCAACAAGACCAAGTATTGTCAATATGGCAAACTTGATGTTAGTGGTCACTTAGTTAGCCATTCAACTAACTTTGGATTGTCTTTTAGTACTGCCAGCAATCCAGTCTCATACATGGCAATGAAATAATGCTCCCATGTCTCAAAGTCATCTTCTCTATTTGGTCTTGGCATACCATCATTGTTCATTCTAATAGCGTGTAGAACTTCGTGTAGCAATGTAATCTGTTGCTTACCATTGCCTAGACCTTCTGCAATTACAATTAGATTCTTGTTATCTAGTGTATAGCCATAAGCCCCATCGTTTAGCATACCATCTACATTAGGGTCACGTTCAAGAACGTCAAACCTCTGTGGTCCAACCTTAACAACTTTAATCATTATCTTATCTTTCTAATCAGTGTAATAGCCGCTTGTAGTCCTGCAAGTGTTCCTGGACTATAGTGCTGTTTGTTTTTATCAATATCTTTTTGAATGCCAGCAATCATAACTTTACGTTGCTCTGCAAGTGCTTTCTTGCTACCCACGGTGAATCCTTCCGTCCAGCCATCTGCATGACCTTTCTCATATCCTAAGTCATACTTGCGTTTAAATGTGCGTTGTAGGCGTGTAGCCCAATCAGGTTTACTCATATATATATTTTACCGTATGCGGTATTGTTTGTCAAGCAAATAGGCTATTTAGTTTATCCTGTGTGGCTAAACCTTTGTGGAATACTTCCTTGCCATCTACCTTTGCAATAAAGGCAGGGACTCCAGTAATCTCATGCTCTTGGAATACGCTTACATTCTCATCAGCATCATACTTAGTATAAACAATGTCTGGATTATCAGCAATAAACTTATCTAACATTGGCTGCATTTGCTTACATGGCTGACACCATGTAGCACTAAAGTGAATCAGTTCTTTCATTACTTGCTCCTAAGTGTCTTAACTTTGTGTCCAACCAGAGTGTCTGTTGGCTTGCCATCACGATAGATTCTGATAACTGCTGCTGGGTCTTCAGGAGTTCCTGTAACGCTGAAGTCAGAGTTTGGAACATTGTACTTACCATTTCTAATAATTCTAACAATCTTACCTGTTGCTGTACCCCCAGAAGAATTCCAAGAAACCATGCTACCAACGCCTACAGCCTTAGAAACAGGTTGTCCCTGTGCTGAGTAATCTTTACCAAAATCAGCAAACAAAGCCTTATCTGCTTCTCTAGTTGCAATGGCACGAGACCAAGTATAGCCAGCGTCACCGCCCCAAGCGTCCCACATAATTCTTCCGTTGCTAGGATTGCTTGTGTTATAGAAGTCCTTACCCTTTTTGTCTACCTCATGGCGTGAGAAGAATGAGTACATTCTTTTTACAACGCTTAGTGACATTGAGCGACCTGCCACGATGTCTCTTGCTCTACCCCAGCCAACTGGAGTTCCTGCACCTGTAGCCTTACCCTCTTCTTTCCAACGAATAGCACGAGCAGCAGCAGACTTCATTCCAGCAGTTGGAGAATATCCCTCTGCCTTTTCCATCTCATCTTCATCTTCATACTCTTCTTCATCGTCATCCATAGTGTGACCATCAAGTGTTTCAAGTTTTTGTGCATCCTTGTACATCATTCCAATACTATATGCTGTTGGTTCCCAAGTACCTGGCTCATCATCTTCTTCTTCATAAACTCTAACAGCCATTGCTGGATTCTCTGGTGGCATTGATTGAATAGCATATTCTGTTCCAGGTACACCATAGATGCCACCCTCAGTCATAATATGTTCTACCATACCATGAACCATTCCCTCTGTTGTCATACCCATTACATAATCGCCTTCAACAATCTTGTCTGCCTTATACATAGCACTGATTGATGTGCCACCGCTAGAGACAGCACCAGATGCATTGGCACCATTGCCACCTTGCATTCTTGGCTTACGAAGTTTAACTTTCTTTCCACCACGCATAGATGTTGGTGTCTTTACTCCAACATTTGGATATGTTGGATTAGCAGTTGATGATGGGTTAACACTGTTAGGACCATCAGCCTTATCTGCTTCAGCGGCATACAAAGCCTGAACCTGATTAACTGCGGCTTCTTGTGTCATGTGGCATCCCATAACCTCTCCGCCTTCTTTTACTACTGGATACCCTGAGCATCCGTTTGAACCTTTAGAACCTACTGCGTATGGCATTAGTCTTCCATCTCCATTTCTTCTTCCATCTCCATGCTTGCACGAAGTTGCCAACAGAATTTTTGAGAGGCAGCCTGACGTTCCGCAAGAAAGTTTGATAGACCATATTGTTTTTCGGCATTAGCAAGGTCACTTGCATTTACTAAATCTTCCAGGTGTAGTTCAATAGAGTCATAAAGGTCTTCTACCATTGGCTCTGGGTCTCCTACAAGAACTGGCTCTGAGACTGTTGACATGTCAAAGAAATCTACTAGTCTGTATGGTGCATAGGCTTTAAGAATTCTAAGCCATTCTGCATACTCGTCTGTAGCCTCATCATAGTCTTTGTAAATCTCTCCAAAGAAATCGTGGAACTGCTTAAAGTCATCTGACTCTACATTCCAGTGATATCCGTGTGCTTTAAACTTGAGTGCTATGTTGTCTGACAACAATAGTCTTAATGCTGCAATTAATTGGTCCATCTGTATATTATACCATATCTATTAGTGGGGCAGTTTTAGTCATACCCAGGACTTCCGACCTACTTAATAGTAATAGTCTTAGGCTTCTTTTCCTCTGGAACATTAATAACTAAATCAATAGTCAGAATGCCATGCTTCAGTTCAGCCTTAGCGACTTCAGCGTATTCTGGGAGGTTAAAAGAACGAGTGAACTTACGACCAGCAATACCCTTATATACATAGCGGATATCTTCTGGTAGTTCTTTGTCTTCTTTGGTTTCACCACTTACAGTCAAAACGTTCTTGTCTGTTGTGATTGTAACATCATCCTTCTCAAATCCTGCAAGAGCGAATTCAAGATACCATTCGTTCTTTTCCTTTGAGTGGATTACGTTATAGGGTGGGTATGTAGCCCTTGTTGGTTGTGCAAACATCTTATCAAATTCCTGACTAAGTGCTGCGAATGGGTCTGTATAGATTACCATGTGTATCATCTCCTTTTAAGCGAGTTATTTTTGTACCCCCAATTGGCAGGTACATATTTATTATAGCAAAAAAGGACAAGTCTTGCAACCTGTCCCTTAATGCTTATTAATATTACTTCTTTGTAACGGTCTTCTTAACTGTTACAGTCTTCTTAACTGGTGCCTTCTTTGGTGTTGCCTTTGCAAGTGCTTCCTTGATATCTGCTTCCTTTGGAACGATGCCAAAAGCAGGGTCCTTCGGGTTGATGTATCTTAGAGCAACTGGCAGAACTGCAGCAACCAATGACCACGCTAGGTCTAGTGGGTCAGTTACCCCTGCTAGATAGAGTGCAGAAGCCGCACCTAGTACGCTTCTTCCATATGAGGCAAGTAGTGCCTTTAGTTTTGCATCCATTTTATTTCTCCTTGTTTAATGCCTAATTGTTAGGCGTTTCGCTATTCTCTGGCAGTACAGACTTTAGTTTGTCGTATGCCTCGGAAATTCTTTTTAGAACAACGGTGTGTGCTGAATCACCAAGAACCTGTCCAAATGTATTAGCCCACTGTAGTTCTGGTGCAACCTTTTCGTCAAACTCAGCAAGCACCTTCTGAACCTCTTCGATGTATTCAAAAGCCCAGTCACGAGACTGTGAAATAAACTTAATAAATCCATCTGTCTCAGAAAGTTCTTTTGTAGAAAGTTCTTTTTGCAACTCTTCTATCTTCTGTCCAAGCATGTGCTTGTGCATCTCTGACTGAATATACAAAGATAGAATCTTTCTCTTCTGAATATTTAATCTTATAACCAAAAACAATAGTGTTAGGATTGCAACTACAGATGTGATGAATAGTGCTAAGTTTAATAAATCCATTTTACTCTTCCAGTGCTTCTCTTAGAATCATTACGATTGCTCCCAAACCCTCTAGCGTAGACTTTACATCATTGATGTATTTAACTGCCGCTTCAAGGTCTTCTTCTGGAACTGCCAAAAGTTCTTTAGGGTCAATCTGAATTGTAATAAAATCATCGTTCTCTAAAAGAACAACACCAAAATTCTTTGGTGGAACAATTGCTCTAAACGCTGTTGCCATTTCTGCTGTGTACATTTAGTACTCCTTATCTATTGTCAAGTTTTGCCAGGTATCTGCCCAGTCTTGCTTTGTCTTATGCTTGTTAAATTCTCTAGATATCTTACCTCTATCTAAGTATACTCCACCCCAGACACCAACTGCTTTTTGGGATACCCCAACAGCAAAGCAAGTTCTAGCAACTGGACAGATAGAGCAAAGAGAATCTATTTCTTTTCTTACTTCAACATCTTCTTCATATGTATCAAAGAATAGGTTAACATCGTCTCCGTTACAGATGCCTTCGTCTTTCCACTTATCATTTGGCATTCTTCTTTACCAAACCAGCAGGTATACTCCAGCCATCAGTGCTTGCATCAAAACGATTAGCAACATACCATTCGTTGTTGATAAACTTGGCATTTGGTTTCATCCATGCCACAGCAGACTTTCTCAGTTCTACAACTGTCCAGCCATCCCACGATAGAAACTTATTGTTTTCTACAATTGTTTCCATTTTCTCTAGTGATTTGATTAACATAATCACTCCTTCTCTAGTAACGATATACTCCGACTTCGATATCTTTTGCTTCTGCCAGGTCTACCAAGTCAGACACTGGCTCTTTTGGTTTGCTAAAATAAGCAAAGTATCCAATGCTATGGATATTATCTTTAATCCAACTTGGTGGAATCTTAATTAGTTTAATCTTAATACCACGAGCCTTCAGGCTACGCTCAGAAATGTTAACGAACTCCATAGCCATGTTATTAATGTTGATTGGTCCAGCAGAGGCAACAAGTATCTCTGTATCTTCCGCATCTAGGCTAGACAACGCTACCCCCATTGCTCTTAGGAATACGTTGTAATCACTGAAAGTCTTACTTCCCTGAATTCCCACTATCATCTTTATTTCCTTCTGTTAGTTTATCAACGATAAAAATCATCTTATCTAATTCTACCTT